TTCGAAAAAGCAGACAGAGCTTTCTGATTCCGACAAGGACCTTCTGAAGGGCCTTGTTGAGGAGCTGGGCAAGAAGGTCGAATCTGCCGTCGATAAGGCGGTTGAGGCGAAATTTGAAGCCAAGAAAGCGAAGAAAGCTACCAACGCCCTTGAAGATCTTGCGAAGAAGGATTCCTTCATCGCAAAGCTCTTGAAGGGTAAGGACTTGACGCAGGGCGCCGACCAGCTGACCTCGAAAGAGAAGATGGTCGCATTCTTCTATGCCGCGGTGAACCGCGACACGAAGACCCTGAAGGCCCTGTCCGAAGGTACTGCTGCCGACGGTGGATACCTGTTCCCTGACGAATTCCGTTCTGAAATCGTCCGAGAATTGGAGGACACGAACGCCTTGCGTTCGTTGGTCCGTGTCATCCCCATGCGGCGCGACACCATCGACTGGCCTTCTGTCGTTTCCAGCGTAAAGGTTTACTGGACCGCTGAAAACGCTGCGAAAAGTACCACCACCGCCCACTTCGGCGAGAAGTCACTCACGGCCCGAAAGGTTGCTGCAATTTTGTACGCTTCCGACGAGTTGATCGAGGACAGCCAGGACATCGACGTTGTGAACCTCATCATTGAACTGTTTGCGGAGGCAATCCGCACAGAGGAGGAGCGCGTGATCGTTGCGGGTAACGGCACGACCGAACCCGAAGGATTGACGCAAGCCACTATCGCTTCCCGAAGCGTTGCTGGCGACCTCAGCTTTGATGAGATCAAGCGCCTTGCCTACCTTCTCCCCGTAAAGTATCGCCGCAACGCGACCTGGGTTATCAACCCTGTGAACGTTGAGGAGTTGGCCTTGTTGAAGGACAACGACGGCCGATACCTGTGGCAGGACGCGGTAACAGAGAACGAGCTTCCTCGTTTGATGGGCCGCCCTGTTTACGAGACGGCATGGTGTCCTGAGGACGAAATCTACTTCGGAGACCTCCGAATCGGATACGTTCTTGGTGACCGCAAGCGCATGACGGTGAAGGTGTCTCAGGACACCGAAACGGCCTTCACGAAGGACCAGACCGCCATTCGTGTTGTGGAGCGCATTGGTGGTTTAGTGATCTTGCCTGCTGCTATTCGAAAGCTCATAAGCATTCCTTAGTAGTCACGGTTTGATTCGTGCCTTCATGGCGATCCCTTCGTTCGGGAGGAGGGATCCCACGAGGATATGAACAACAAAGACGACAAGAAAAAGAAGAAATCCAGGAAGCTCCGCGTAGAGCTTATTGAGCCGCGCCGTCCTTTCGGTTTTCTTCCTGACTATACAGACAAGATGATGCGAGGATCCAAAGCGTTTCTAAAGGAGATAAAGAAATAATGGCTTACACCGATTCCACAAAAATAGAGGCATACGTGGGAAGCGACATCAGCAGCTACAATGGCGTGCTGTCTTCCTGGATTTCTTCGGTGAAGGCATTTATCGACAAGTATTGCGACACGACCTTTGAGGCATCAGACGAGCAGACGCGGTACTACGCGGGCGATGGCTCGAAGGTTTTGCTCATCGACCCCGCCACATCAGTCACGTCTATACAAATTTTGGACACAAGCGGAGACGTGGAAAGCACCCTCAGCGCGGGCCTTGGAAACGACTACGTGTTGGAACCTGCCAACGAAACAGCAAAAACGAGCGTGGTGCTTCTCGTCACGGCGCGAATAGGCGGATGGACATCCCGACCCCAGGGCATCAAAATTGTCGGAGATTTCGGCGCTTCTAATTCTGTGCCAGCAGACATCCAGCTGGCGGCAACAAAGCTAGTGGCGCAGTTGATCAAGGAGGCGAACCAAGGCGGGAAGGTGAAGTCAGAACGGCTCGGCGAGTACCAGGTGACGTTTGCCGACATTAACGAAGTTGCGGAACCACTCGGAATTTACTCCTTGCTGGATCCGCATCGGGTTCTTTCAATATGAGGATTCGCAACCTCGCCAACCAGAGAATCATTGTCGCCCGTATGACGGCGGTAGCTGGTACGGCCCACAGGAAGGTCCTGGCAACAGTAACGGCCGAATACGGAAATGTGCAGCCATTGGACCCACAGAAGGCGGCCGCATACGACGGCGTGGCCACCAAGAAGTTTGTGGTCTACACCGAAGCGGATGTGGACATCGACGAGGGGGACCAGTTGCGTGATGAGTACAGCCGCGAATTCCGAGTAGTGGCAGGGGGTATCTCACGCCACACCCAGGGCGCGCTGGACTACCTGGAAATTATTGTTGAACAGACGAACTGATGGCATTCAAAGTATCAATTTCAATAGGGGATGAGCGCAAGCTGAAGGAGCGAATGGAGAGAGCGCCGCAGCACGTGAGAAAGGCCTTTGGAATCGCTATGCAAAAAAGCGCTCTACTTGTAGAGGCGGATGCGAAGCGAAGGACCCCTGTGGACACTGGGCGATTGCGCGCCAGTATTTACACCAAGATTGGCCTTGTGAGGTCCACAGTTCAGCCCAAGACCAACTACGCCCTGTACGTCCACGAAGGGACACGACACATGAGGCCACGGCCCTACATGGAACAGGCAGCAGAGGCGATGGAAGGAAGGGTTCAAAAAATATTCCTCAAAGAGATCGATAAAGCAATCTGACCATGTGGGACGAAATTGTAGCAAAAGTGGTTTCCATTCTCGAGGCAAACACCCTGATTCAGGAGGTGTCGGATTTTGAGAAGGTTGGATTTGACGGATTTCCAGCCGCAACCGTGACGCCATCCAGCGACGATGGAGATTACGATACCACGAGCGAAAACAGAGAAGTGTATGCGCTTCGGATTGGTCTGTTCGTTCGTCGCGGTGAAGACGTCGGAGGACAGAGAGAAGCCGAGGTGGCGCTGCGCCAGCTGGTCGACAGCGTGAAGCGGGACTTTACGGCCGACTACACGCTGAGCGGGATCACGGCGCCGACTGGATACACGGTCTTATTCGTCGAAGCGGTCCCATCGGCATGGGGGTATATGGATGATCGAGAGGGCAATTTGCGAGTTGCTGAAATAACATTAAGAATTCACGTTGACGTTGATGTGACGCAAGTCAGTTAGCGGCAACCACAAAAATGAGCAAATTTATTGGGCGATTGGTAGACCTGGGAATAGGAGTGGAGGCGACCCGCGGCGTTGGGGTGGCCCCTACGTTCTGGCTTCCCAAAACATCCTTTGGCATTCGTGATGAAGCGCCGAAGGCCCGATCCGAGGCAGGATTCGGAACTATCGCTGGCATGGGGGCGCAGTCCCTTGTCAGCATGAAGCACGCGTCTGGAGACGTGGAATTCGATCTCTATGACCGCAGCTTCGGAGCTATTCTATACGCCCTCTTTGGGACCGTCAGCACAGCGGCCCAGGGAGACAGCACCTACAAGCACTCTTTCTCCGTCACGGATGACGTGCAGAATAAGTCGCTTTCGCTGGTACAGATAAGGCACGACCTGACGCAACTGCTCTATGAGCTGTCCATGGTCAACAGCGTGTCGCTGGAGATCCTTCCTGACGATGTGGTGAAGGCCACTGTCAACTTTATGAGTAAAGCATCGGCGGGGACCAGCGGTCATACCGCGAGCTACTCTACTGTTGAATACAAGTTCCTCGGCCGTCACGCATCTTTGAAGCTGGCAACCGACACTTCGGGCCTTGCTGCGGCGTCCAAGATCAATGCCAAACGCGTGGTCATCAACTTCCAAAAGAATGTCTCGTTCGATCACACCCTCGGCACGATCCAGCCACAGGACATCGTGAATCAGCACTTCACGATCAACGGAGAAATCGAGCTGAACGTTGAGGATGACACGTACCGCGACCTCATGGCGGACGGTTCCTACCGCGCGCTACGACTTCGCTTGACCAACACCGACGAGACGATCGGCAACGCAACACAAAACCCCGAATTCAGTATTGACCTGTCTCGGGTTGATTTTGAAGCATGGGAGCCGAGCTATCCAAACGATGAGCTTGCAACCCAGGCGCTGACGTTCCACGCGCTGTACGACCAGACCAACGAGAACGTGGTCAATGACTGCTACCTGATCAACGAGCAGGTGTCGTACTAAGGCAGATCACTTAGCTGGAAAGAAGTCGTTGTTGCAACTTCGACATCGAATGCTTCCCTTGGGGGTTCCTAAGCCCATAGCCAGAACTACGATCGAGGCAATTAAAAACGGGACCCCCAGGAAGAAGACGAAAATCCACGGGATAGAAAGGAATGCGCACACTGTTCCTCCGACAATATACGCAGTTCGAGCATTAAAGGTTTTGTAGGACTTACAGTTGTTGCACTGAATTTTCTCCATGTAGTCAAGTTAATTATTACTCTCAGTAAATCACTGAAATGGCAAAATTTGAACAGCGAAAAACTAAGGAAGTGACGCTACCAGTATCTGGGGCAATTGTCAAGATATATGAGGGCCTTACTGCTGGCGACGTTGACAGGTTGGCTAATAGCCCGCAGAAGAACGGAAATGTTAGTGGTGTTTTGGCCGCCCTGCTTGTTGTTGCCGATTGGGATTTTTTCAAAGATGACGAGGGTAAACAGAAAGAGGATATTACGGAGGAGAATATAGGGCGTCTCGCCGCTAAAGATCTGTATGCAATTTTGAAGGAAGCGAAAATCGACACGGATTTTTTAGAGGAGGCGCAGAGTTAGCCGACAGCCCGTGGGAAGATTTCAAGGCTGCGCTCTGCATCGAGATGGGATGGACCGAACAGGAATTTCTCCAACAGCAGCTCGGATTCATCAATCGAATTATTAAAGTGAAGCGCGACCAGGCGCTGGAAGCGGATAGAGAACAACGATCATGGCATCTACGTCAGAGGTAAAAGTCATCATATCGGCAGTGGATAAGGCATCAGCCGACATTAAGAAAGTCGGAGATGCTTTTTCAGCACAGGCCGATAAGATGAGGAAGGTTGGTGCTGCTTTTACAGGAGTTGGCTTGGGAGCTGGTTTTTTCGGAAAACAGATGGTTGGTGCCGCTGCTGATTTCGAACAAACACAAATTGCATTCTCTACAATGTTAGGGAGTGCTGAGCGGGCAAATGAGCTACTGGCAGAAATTTCTGAATTTGCGGAAAAGACACCCTTTTCATTCAAGGCTGTTGTTACGGGCGGT